AAATACAAATCTATTAGCTAATAATGGATTTACTAGAAGCGCCGCAGATATTATAACTTATTCTGGTTCTACTACAAAAACATTTGGTATAAACGTTTTCGCTTCTATATTTGGAACAGCCGCATCTTATTTTGCTTTACAAATTGTTAAAAATGGAACAACTGCTATAAATCAAGGTTATATCACTACCGCTGCTAATACTAATTATGAAATGACTATAGCAAGTGTAGTAACACTGAGTAATGGCGATACTATAGCATTTAATGGTGATAACGGCGGAGTTTTCGGACAACCTCGTATGGTTGCTACCGCAAGTGCTCCAAACTTTACATCTGCTGCTCCGACTATACCATTTCAAGTTGTCATCAGGGAATTATAAAAATAGTATAATTGATGTAAAAAATATTATATCAATTATAATAATGAGTAATAAAGGACGTTATTTTACACGTGAAATTGATTTAGATAGTATCGTGCGAAATCCACTTCGTTCTAACTTAAATGCTAATAATTTTACAATTACTAATGTTGGACCACCTATAAGTCAAAATAGTGTAGCACGTATTAGTGATATATCAGGTGGTGGTGGTGCTAATGTGTGGTATGTATATCCGGCTCTTACTGATATTAGCTTAAATTGTAATGGTATACAAGATGTATCATCTATTACTTTTTGTGGAAGACAAACATATTTAAGACAAACTTTAGCAACTTTTGATATTAGTTCAAATCGTTCAATTAGGTTCAATAATAATCAACTTTTTTTACAGAATAATGGAAATATTGGTATAGGAACTAATACACCAATATATAGTTTAGATGTATCTGGTTCGGCAAGAATGAGATATATTATTGATATTAATACAAGTGATGGTAGTAATAATAGTATATTAATAGGTACATCAAATGGTATAAGATGGAGCAAAGATTTATCATTAAATAATTTGGATGTATCAAACAAAACAACTATAAACGATTTGAGTGCGACTAAGATATGGTCTAGAGACTTATCAGCAGTCAATTTACAAGCCTCAGGAACAGGAATAATTAATGATTTGAGCGCTACTAAAATATGGAGTAGAGACTTATCCGCAGTTAATTTACAAGTTTCAGCAACAGGAATAATTAATGATTTGAGTGCAACTAAAATATGGAGTAGAGACTTATCCGCAGTTAATTTACAAGTTTCAACAACAGGAATAATTAATGATTTGAGTGCGACTAAAATATGGAGTAGAGACTTATCCGCAGTTAATTTACAAGTATCAACATCTGCGATAATTAATGATTTGAGCGCTACTAAGATATGGACTAGAGACTTATCCGCTGCTAATTTACAAGTATCTGGAGCAGGAATAATTAATGATTTAAGTGCGACTAAAATATGGAGTAGAGACTTATCCGCAGTTAATTTACAAGTATCTGGAGCAGGAATAATTAATGATTTAAGTGCGACTAAAATATGGAGTAGAGACTTATCCGCAGTTAATTTACAAGTATCAACATCTGCGATAATAAATGATTTGAGTGCTACTAAGATATGGACTAGAGACTTATCTGCAGTAAATGCTAATATAACAAATATAATTGCGAATAATATTGATGCTAGCTTTAATATAATTGATGCGAGTGATAATAAAAATTATTATATAACTTTTAGTGAAAGTAGTGGATACCAAAAAATAAAAATAGATACAAATAAACTCATTTATAATCCGGGACTAGATAGATTAGGTATAAATATAGAACCTATTTATAATTTGGATGTTAGTGGTGAAACACGAATACAATCAATGAATATTCGTTATGGTATACAAGCTGGTAATATAAATCAAGGCTCATATGGTATAGCATTAGGTTATTATGCTGGTCGGACAAATCAAACAGCAAACTCTATTATTATAAATGCGACTGGTATAGATTTAAGTAGTATGGATGTGAGTGGTTTATTTATAGCACCAATTAGAGAAGTAATGACTACAAAAACATTATATTATAATGTTAATACAAAAGAAATAACATATGGTGATATTTCTAATACTGGCGGAATAACTCCTGGACCTGGACCATCAAAGTTTAGTGTATATTCATTAAATCAATCTAATCCTGACATATCTATGTCTACTGCCACTAAATTTTATCCAGTTTTAGTAGATAATTCTGGTACAGTTGTAGCATATATAGATAATAGAGATTTTGTATTTGATGCTTCAAGAAATAGGCTAGGTATTGGTAATCCAGATCCATCATATAATTTAGATGTATCTGGTTCTGCTAGGATAACTAATCAACTCCTTGTAGGTAATGTTACAACTTCTTCATTAACATTTGATGTTGTTGGTGATACACGAATACAGAGTGATAATATACGCTTCGGAACTAATTCAGGTAATACATCACAAGGTTCATACGGAATATCTATAGGATATAATGCCGGTGCTTATACACAATTAACTGGTGCTGTATCTATAGGTTATTCAACAGGCCAAACAGCACAAGGAGCAAACTCAGTTGCTATTGGTGCGTCAGCAGGTCAATCAACACAAGGTGGTCATTCAGTCGCAATAGGTTTTTCAGCGGGTCAAACAGGACAAGGAGAACATGCTGTTGCTATAGGTAGAGAGGCGGGTGCTTTTTATCAAGGAAGTTATTCTATTGCGATAGGTTATTATGCTGGACGAACAGGACAACCACAAAATAGTATCGTATTGAATGCTACAAATAGCGATTTAACAGGTTCAAGTACTAACGGTCTATTCATAGCACCACTAAGATCAACTACACCGACAATGGCTATCAGTAAAGCTTTATACTATAATACAACAACGAATGAAGTATTATATGGTGATATTTCTAATGGTGGTAGTAGTAGTTCAAATCAATGGACCACATCAGGTTTAAATATTTATAATACTAATTACTTAACAGGTAATGTCGCTATTGGTAAGACAATACCATCATATAGTTTAGATGTATCTGGTTCATTTAAAAGTTCTAGAATAATAGATGTATCTAATTCATCTGGATTAAGTGGTGAAACTATGATAAGTTTAGGTAATGGTAATGGATATAAATGGATTACGCCTGTATATGGTTCATTCTCGTCTGATATATCACAAAATATTGATATAAGTGGAGGGTTAGGTTATCCTACTGCTATTACATATAATAGAGCAGAAATATCTAATTTATGTGATTTTTCAGGTAGTAGAATATATGTACGTCGTTCAGGCATATTTAAATTTTCATACAGTATCCAAATGGTTCAAACTGCTAACCAATCACATAAAGTATATATATATATTAAACAAAATGGGGTAATATTAGATAGAACATCAAGTACAATAATGTTATTAAAAGATTCCGAAATATTTCCAATGTGTGAATATATTTTACCATTGAATAAGGGTGACTATATTGAAGTTATATTCTATTCATTAGGAACAACTGTAACAGCTGTATATTTACTTGATAGTACACATATTCCTCCATATTTTCCATCAGCACCTAGTATAATAAGTAATATTTATTCTCTTGTAACATATCCATAAAATATTATAATATCTAATATTATATTAAATATTGTAATGAGTAATAATGGTTCAGGATATTACTATTATAATGAAAATACTCGTATATGGAAAGTGGCAGATGGTCCTCTAGATGCGAGTAGTATATATATCGGATTTAATGCTGGTAAAACTAGTCAAGGTTCTAATTCTATTGCTATAGGTGCTAATGCCGGATATAAAGACCAATCAAATAATGCGATAGCTATTGGGGCATATGCCGGTAGAACATCACAACACGCTAATAGTATAATTATAAATGCGACAGGGAATGACTTGAGTAGTAATATAACGAATAGTTTGTATATAGCACCCATAAGAAACACTAATAGTATAACACAATCATTATATTATAATCCAACAACTAAAGAAATAACATATGGTGATATTTCTAATGGTGGTTCAAATCAATGGACTACATTTGGTTCAAATATTTATAATAATAATTCTGGAAATGTTGGTATTGGTAATTCAAATCCTACAGCAAAATTAGATGTTTCTGGAACTATGACTGTTAGAAGAACTCTTGATTTATGTAATAATATAATAAATGATGTATCATCAGTTAAGTTTCATAATAATACTTATATAACTTCGGGTGATTTTTCGGGTAATTCTTCATCAAGAATTAGGAGTTTAATTTATAATAACGATGGAACTGAAAATGTATCAAATCCCGTATCAATTATGCGTATGTCTTATTTTACTAATGATATATCATATAATATTAGTACAGTGACAAATCAAACACCTATACGATTTGGGACACAACACTTAAATCAATTAGGTATTACATTTGTAGATATATCAAAAACAAAATTTATATTCCCGAATGAATTATCAGGTCAATTTATAGAACTGTATGTTATTCAAAAAACATATATCGCCAATAATAATATGAGTATAACAGTAGATATCTCATCAATTAATAATACATACAATGAAAATATAGATACACGATTTTATGATAGAACAACTACTATTAGTTCAACTTTTGGACCACATATGATAAGTCCGACCGAATATCATAGTAATAAAATATATTCATTATTTACTTATTATACAGTAGGTGGTAGTGGTAGTGCTAAATTAATACGGAGTGAAATAATAATGAAATCTTATTATGTGTAATATTATTTTACAATAATTTTTGTAAAATCGTATAAACTTATTTATTTCTTTCTAGATTGTCTTTTACTACATTTACGCGAACCTCTTTTAGAACATTTCTTAGAACTTTTTGTTGAAGCTCTCTTTGAAACACATAATCTATATTTACCTTTATCATTTAAACATAGCCAGTCTTCTTTTGGTGGTGCTTTAAAGTTCTTTAAATATAATTTATAATCTTTCTTATGTTGCCAATGATAACGTACTACATAAAAACCATTTCTATCTTTATAAATATTTTCACCATTCACATATGAACCATATATGATTTTATCAGTCATCTATATTATATTAGAATAAAAAAGTTATATAATACATTACGATTATATAATGGTTTTATTTTAGAATAAGTTTTCACAATATGCAGCTTGGAATAATTCTCGTTCATTAGCTTTACTTTCTATCTTTGTAACAGGTCTACTTGTATTCAATTTGTGTGATAAGTGTTCATAATATTTCTCTTCATCAAATAGTATATCAATTGAACCCGTTCCAATAGGAACTTCTTGACCAAGCATAATATTAGATGAGACAGATTGTATTTTATCTAATTCACCAAATATAGCAGCACGAGCAATAATATCAGGTGTTTCTTCAAATGAACATTTAGCTAATGGACCTCTATCACTCTTATTAATACCATGTCTATCAATTGACATTAATCCACCACGATTTGTAATAATATCTGCTAATAATTGAATATGTCGTGAATTGACATAAGCACCACCCAAATTAAAGACCTCATATATTTCATTGAATATTGCTTGTCTTGCTGCTTCAACACCTAAAGTTTCATATATTTCATAGATATCATTAGAGAATGTTTCATAAGCATTAACAGCTGGATGCATAAATATATCTTTTAGATTAGTTCCATCAGTTTGAATAGTCCAACGTGTCTTTTGTTGAAACTCTTTCAAGACTGCTTCATATAGTTTAAAGTTATGATTTGGATACATAGAAGCATTTTTAATACCTTTTATACCTGTTAATATGATATCATTTAATATAGTCTTTTCTAAAACTTTTAATGTAGATATCATATCTTCTTGGTCATCATTTGAAGTTTCTTCATCCGCACTTCTAAAACATTGAATACGCATAGTTAAAGTGCTTGCGTTATCATCAGTATATACACAATGTATATCTTCACTTTCCATAGTAAAGCGAGACATGATAGCATAATAGACATCAGCCATTTGTATATTACGTTCCATCATTTTCATTTTATCAAAAGTTAAACGTAATACCCATGGGTCATAACTGCGATTATTTGTTAGAGGAGTTAATAGATTGAACTCACGATATACAGACATCATACCTTTATCTTGTTCAATATTTGTATCATCATTATACATACTACGAGCATCAAAGAATATTTCAGTAGTATTAGTGATTTGTTTAATTGTAGTAATAGCTAATTCATTCAAAATCTTTTGAGATTGTTCTTTATTATAACAATATGGATCTTTTAATATAATTGTCATAACTGGACTTTTAATATTGCGACTAACACTCAATAATTCTTTAAAACGAGGAACACCTTGATTAACACTTGATTTAGATGCTACACCGGCTAAATGGAAGGTCGTTAATACCCTAATGTTTCCAAGAGGGACTAGACTGTATCTTAAGCATACTCAAGTTGATTAGACTATCATAGTATACCGATATCCGTTCAGTCGTTGAATGCTCACCATATTCTATCATAACGAATTTAGGTGATAACACTGCTGATTACCTAATCTCTAACATTATTACCATTGGGTTCGGCGATTAACCGAGTTCCTTTTCTATGTTTCCATTGAAAAGTGGTAGTTAGAGCTCTAAAGGACTTCCAGCAACAAGATATCTTACCAATAGATATTATCTATTGATTAGGAAGTGACACGCTTTTCACGCTTCCTGTTTACGACAACATTTATCGTACATATTTATTCCATTAGCGGTTAAGAAATTATGAGTTTTTTCTACTGTAAGGTCATACATCCAACCGTGTATAGGTTTCGTTTCTTTAATAGATTTTACTTTATCCCATACTATATCATTCATACTATCTCCAATACTATCTACTAATTTAATACATCCATCTACATATATAAATTGTTTATGTCTTGCTATTAATGATAATGGATTGTTATCATCATCATCTATATTAACTTCTATTTGTTCAATTGCTAAACTATTAGCTATAGGTAGTATATCACCTATATTTAAATTACATCCATTAATAGCTTGTATTTTATTATCTACTAGAGATAAGAATGACTTACCTTTGGTAGCTTTTACAGAACGCCCACTTTCTAATTCTACTTCTAAAATAGTATCAGTTCCATCAGTATTAATAACTGGATGTCTTGTAATTGCTTCCAATTTAGTCCACATCATATTACCATCTTCATCACACGATAATGCTTTCCAATCGTGTCCATCATCTAATTCTATATATATTTGTTGATTTTCTAAATGTTGAATTTTAGATTGTTCGCATTCTATATAATATTTATCTATCCATTCTCCTATTTGAGGAGTTATAATTTTACCATCACACATTATTACTATTTTAGTATCCCAATCTACGCTGTTTAACGTATTATGTACTAATACATTATCATCTATCATAAAACTATCATTACCCGGAACAGTGAAATCATATACATATTCTTCAGGGTCATCAATATATTTTAATTCAACTATTTCATCCCATAATAGATTTGATTCTAATGCCATACGCATTATACTCATATTTTCATTTATTTCATTTAAAATATCATCATTAATTACTTTATTATTAATAGTTTCAATAAACTCATCATAATATTTTGATAATGTCATGCGTCCTATGCTCTCTTTATTATTCCATCTACCATATTTATGTGAATGATTTGGTAATTGTAATAATTTACCAATTTTTGATATTATATTACCTATAGCAGGAACTTTATCAATATATTCGGTACAAGTTTTTCTATCAGGATTAGTAGTATATGCTACTATATCATCAAGTCCACTTAATTTATGTGGAATACATAATTCTATATTTTCTCTGAAATTAAGTGATAAGTTCTTAGGAACTTGTAAAGTATAAAATATTTTACCTGGATAATTACACGATTTTTCTTCACATAATGTTGCTACAACATTACAATAACCTAATAATCGTGATATATGTTTTAATAGTTTATTATTTCTTGAACCACAACGTATCATTTGTTTAGAAACATCAATATTACCATCACCGTCAAAGAAACCTGCTACAATACCTTTAATAAAATCTTTATTTGTATTATAAATGAATGAACTAATACTCTTTTCCATTGTTCCATTACCAAAATTATTTTTCATAAATAACATTATTGGTTTTGAATGAATATTATTATCTTTAGTTGGTCCATATTCACCATCCCATAGTTTACTAGAGTATCTACAACTATATCTATTACATAGTTCTATACATAATTCTTCTACCTTATTATCAACTTTAGATATACTTATTATATTAGAATTATGTTTTATACTACCATCAGCTAGATATATACCACAAATCCATCCAAATTGTCTATCTAAAGTAATTACTTGATTTTCAATATTGATCTCATATACTGGATTAGGAATTTCTGGAATATCCTTTGCTACTGGTATTCTCATACCTATAGTTAAATCACCACCTAATATAGGTGTTACACCTTTTTCATTTCTCGTTAAGAATGAGTGTGATAATGTTCCTGTAATATGTCTACCTGAACGTGTAATAACTTCAACAAGTCCACCATTAGCAGGATGACGACTAATTTGACTTATACGTCTCCATGAAGTCTTTTCATCTTGACTAACACCTACAATATAGTAATTATCTGTTAAATCTAATATAGAACTATCATTATCATAATGTACAGTTTGTTCATTATATTTTTCAAATAAATTATCACAGAATGTTTTAATATCACCACTATAATGTTCAGTAGCATTACTAATTACAATATGAGATGAACCTAGGACCGACATTTGCGTACTCGGTTCACCCATTGACTGTGCTGCGATTGTTCCTACTAATTCGCCAGGATGTGCTATTGAACTATAAAATTGTTGATTTATTGTAGCTACAATATAATCAAATGCTAACTTATTAATCTTTTCTTTATTCAATTGTGTAGGAGATAAATATAAATGTGCGAAAACCATTATTAATTCATTACCTCTATAATGCTCTGTTATCTTCAAATTATCTTGAAGATGTTCTAATTTTTGAAATACATATAATGGATTTAGATCTGATAAGCCATTTTTATTACCAAATTGATATGATGCATTTTCTATTAATCTTCTAAAATTAATAGGTGAATATAATGCGTCTTCCATATCATCTTTGAAAATATGTTCATAATAATAGTTTCTATCTTGTATAATTGTATTAATATGTTTTTCAAACTTACCAGTTAATAATTCCTTATTTTTAATAATATCATTAACGACGCTATCAATATATATAGTTCTCAAAAAGTCTTTTTCTAATTTTATCATATTTTCATCATATATTGTTTTATCACTCTTACCTAATGATGTAAACTTCTGTTTTTCTATCTTAGCACCATCAAAACCATCTTCACCATATAAGAATTGTAAAATAGTACCGTTCGCATTTCTAACTGTATAGTCTGTCATAATGCGCGCATCTTCCATACCCTTTATTAATTTTCTCTGTATATACCCTGTATCACTGGTATCACGAACTTGTAATCCATTAGCTAAGCCAAAATTCAATGTTGAAGGTATGGTTAAATCATATACTTTAGGATATTTTTCAATTCCTATTATATTGATTTCAACAATCTTATCTAAAACTATATCATTGTATTTATTTGGATTTTCTACTATACTAAACTTATATGTATTATCATCTATTTTAGATACTGTTCCGTATATGCCTAAACGTGTATGACACATAGCAATAATATCTATATCTTTTTGATTATTTGATATGAATGTATTATCATTCAATCGGTGTTTATTTAGATAGTCATTAATAATATCTAATGATGCTACTATTATACTTTCTGGAATATTAATTTGGTAACTTGTATATTCACAATATGATAATAAGTTCATAGTAGAAGGAACACAATCACCTACTTTAATATCTGGAGTAGATGTCTCTACTAATTGATTTAACTTATCATTCCATATTAATAATGATTTAGATTCTGTAACTATAACACGTTTACCACCTTCTGTTTTTATTTCATATAATTCTGTTCCTGGGTCGTGGCGAGTTACTGCGGTTACTTCACCCCACGTAACTTTACCATTTTCGTCAGTTGTAGGTATATATACTTTATTCTTAATATATAGATGTTCCATTTGTCTTTCTTCAAAATGATTAACATCTTCTTTATTTTCATCTAATTTATTATCAATCCAATTACCTATATTAGAATACTTACAAATACCATCTTCAATAAATATAATTGGAGTATCTCCAGTTACTGATTTAACCGCCGTGTCAATAAGACCTTCTCTTCCTGACATAGCGTGAAAGAAGAATTCGGTTGGATTTAAACCTTTCATAAAACTACTTTCAACAAAACCACGTGCTGAAGCACCATCATCATATTTATGAAAATGTGGTAAAGTTCTATCTGTAAAACCATATGGGACACGGCGATTATCTATGTTTTGTTGACCAACACAAGCAATCATTTGACCAATATTAATATCACTACCTTTTGAACCAGCAAGAACCATATTTAACATACGATTATTAGAGTGTAAGTGCTTTAATGCTACTTTACCGGTTTCAACTGTAGTATCATTCAATGTTTTAGTAATTTGTGCTTCAAACTCTTCTGCTACTGTTTTACCAGAAGTATTTTCTAGAATACCTTTATGGACATGTTCAATAATTTCAATAACTTTACGTTTTTTAACATTGATAATATCTTTCATCTTCTGTGATGATGCTAAGTCAGGTATTAAATCTGCTATACCAACACTAAAGCCTGATTTAATGACCCAATTAGTAATAATATTTTGTATATCATCTAAGAATTGTTGAGTTCTTTGTGCGCCAAACTCATTAAATATAATATGAATTAATGATTGTTCCGATTGACCTAAAATAGATTTATCAAATACACCTGAACGAACTATACCTTGTTCAATATTGACAAAGTTTTGAACATTATCAGTATCTTCATATGAAGCACTTGTATTCTTCTTTTTGAGATTGACTGGTGGTATAATCATTGAGAATATTTGACGACCCGACCATAAATCTATAGAACGGTCTGGATATTTCCAAGTAGGGAAATTTACAGGTAAATTAGTAGTATTCGCTGGAATTTCAGGTAGTGGTAATTTACCAGTAAAACTTGTAGTATCAGTAAGAATATCTAAACATTCACTACGAGTTAAATAGTTGTCATATCGTGTAAATAGATATGAACCTACTAAAGTATCTTGGACTATACTAATAATAGGTTTATGATTAGCAGGTGATACTATTTGTGATTGAACACATGCTAATTCTGCTAGTTCAATACGTGCTTGTTCCGATTGTGGGACATGCATGTTCATTTCCGTTGATACCCTAATGTTTCCAAAAGGGACTGGACTATACCTTAAGCATCTATAAAAGATACCCATAACCATCTAGTCTCTGAACGTTCTCCATATCATAATGATTTAGGAGCTTCGCTGCGGATTGGCTCATCTCTAACTTTTTTACCATTGGGTTCGGCTATTAACCGAGGTCCTCTATAAAGTTTCCCATATAGAGTGGTAGTTAGAGCTCTTGAGAGCTGTTCCCGTCAATTTGATTATGTTGCGTATGAATATTTTTAATAAATTCAATTGCTCTTGTTTTTGTAGTTTCAATACAACTACCCGTAAATTTAGTTTTTATATTATTAATTATAACTTTATAGTGTGAAATTAATTTAGTATTTTTATTAAATACTGGTTTTATATATTGGTCAATATTACTAATATCTACTGAAATATTCTTATACTTTATCATTCTATTTTTATTGTGTTGTTCTATAGCATTATTACTCCATTTTTCTTTAATTTCTATATTATTATTATGTAAATCTTTTAATCTAAGTGATATTAATTTTTTGGTATCTTCACTTTTTTTATTATCTTTTTGAGTATTATTGTTTATTTTATTATTTTCTATTTTAGCTATAGATGTAGTTTTTCCACCATATGTTAAATTGTATCCATTTGGATATATTGAATTAAATGTAGATATATAATTTTTTTCTAATTCGTCTAATTGTGATATTTGACACGTTTCTAATAATTCTACTATAAAGTTTTCTTTACCATATTTTCTAATAGCATTATTAAGATAAGTGCATTGTTTTTTTTTACTATTTAGTATAGCTTCACTTATATGTGAATTAAATCTACCAATATACCCATATGGACGATATTTACCATGGTTCATATAATGAGTTCTTGTTTGACCTATATAAATTTTATTATCTATTTTGTTAGATATTTTATAAATTTCACCTTTTACATCATCAATTGTATCTAATATATTATTGTTCATCATATTTTGATTTACGGTTCATCATATTTTTTAAGAATATTTTATCAAAAATTTTCATACACTAGGCGATTATATACTATATGATTGAATTTACACTGTTTTTCTAATAAGTATATTCAATAACCTTATTAGCAGTCGCCTGTTGGAGACAAATTACTTTTATCTCCGTCAAACAGCTTGTTCTCTATGTCTCCATAGAGGCTGGACTGTATCTTAAGCCAGTTCAGAGTGGCTAACTCTATCATCACTGACCGACACCCGTTCAGTCTCTGAATGCTCTCCATATCCTACCTTAATGGACTTAGAAGATAACACTGCGGATTGTCTAATCCTATAAATTATTACCATTGGGTTCGGCTATTAACCGAGTTCTCCATTAGTGTTTCCACTATTGGATGGTATTATAGGCTCTAAAGGGTTTCCCGCATCAAGGTGTCTCGCAAGAAATTATTAATTTCTCACTAGAGGATTTCAAACTTTTAATTTCCCCTGTTGCGAACATTGAAAAATTTTATCCGCATTGTAAGGCTTTGTTACTGATACATTAAGCCTAAATGTTTTATATGGTAATGGTACAACGCTATGTTGCATCATACTCATTTTATGTAATGAAGGTTGACGATTGAATAATACAATATCACCTTCAATTAAATGTCTATTAACTATATCACCATCAAATAATTCAAGTGTCGCTGTATCTACAACACTCAATGATATAATCTTTCCAGTTGATTTTCGTTTTATTGACTTCGCTCCTGGATACTTTGAATACCCATTTCTCACATAAGCCAATAATCTTTCCTTGTTATAAGCATTAACCTTTTCAGGATAAGTAAGATTAATACATATATCATAAGGAACACCTAATTGGTTCAACTTTAAACGCGCATCAGGTGTAATAACTGAACGAGCACTAAAATCTACTCTTTTACCCATTAAATTACCACGAACACGTCCTTCCTTTGATTTTAATCTATCCATTATCGCCTTTAACGGACGACCACTTCTTTGCTGTGCTTGTGGAATACCTGGTATATTATTATTTACTAATGTTGCTACGTGATACTGTAATAAATTATACCAATCATCTATAATCGTCTTTGTTGCATTCGTGGCTATTTTCTGCTTCAATGTCTTATTTGTCTTTATAATATCACATAACTTATGTGTTAAATCATCTTCCATACGAGTATTATTATCCGCACGAACTGATGGACGCACACTTGGAGGTGCTACTGGTAATACAGAACATATTAACCATTCAGGACGACAATAATCCTTATTAAATCCCATTACAGTTACATCTTCATCAGTTATACGTCTCAATATTCTTTCTACATCATCCGCATCCCATTTAACTTGATTATATACTTCTTCCTTTTTATCATCCTTTTTTTCTTCTTCCTCTTCTTCACTAATACCTATATCAGTCTTTCGCCATTCAGCTATTAATTTACCTATATTATCACGTGTATCACGCTTTATTGTATATGGTTGTATAGCACCACAACCATCCTTATTTTTAAAACCACAAACATTAATTTTAGAACACAATTCAGTTATTGCTAAAAATCTATTAACTCCTTTTGTACTACTTGTTATTCTAAGAATATCAGGGTCATCATTCGCTACCAATAATTTAGAACATCGCCAACATACATTTTGTAAACATTTTATAGTATATTTAATGTAATGCATGTAGAATACTTTTTTGGCTAATTCTATATGCCCAAAGTATCCAGGACAATGACGATTATCTAATTCATCAGTAGGACATTTTTTTCCATGTTCTAATACACCCATACGAGGATCAAATAGACCACCTACTTTCGGAATATCTCCATCGTATGTTTCGTTAGTGTATATTTCAGCTACAGAACGTCGGCGAATTTCATCAGGTGATAATATTGAAAATTGGACACCCACGACCTTCTGTATATCTGCATTATAATCTAACTCTTGAAACATTGTCATTTTAATATAATATATCTCTCTATTTTTTAAATTGAAATAAGTTTTCTTATCAAATTTATTATGATTATTATTTTATTATTTAATAATAAGTATAAGCAATGACCGGAAGTTTAATGCAGTTGGTCGCATATGGTAGTCAAGATGTATATTTAACTGGTAATCCACAAATATCATTTTTTAAAGTAGTTTATAAGAGACATACTAACTTCGCTATTGAACAAATTGAAGTAACACCCGATGGAAACGGCAAATTAGGTGCTCGTATGTCATGTGTCATCGTCCGTAATGCTGACCTCGTATCACGAATTATTCTTGAAGTTGATTGGGATAGTCCAATGGTTTCCGCTACATGGCGATTAGGACACCAAATTATAGAATTTGTTGAAGTTGAAATTGGTGGGCTCGTTATTGATAAACATTATGGCGTTTGGATGGATATTTGGACACAATTAACACATACATATCAAGATATGAATAAGTTGAGTAGATTACTAACAGGACAATTAACAAATAATAATGGTAACTCTAAACTATATATTCCTCTACAATTTTGGTTCTGTCGTAATCCCGGACTAGCATTACCACTAATTGCTTTACAATATCATGAAGTTAAAATAAATATTCAATTGAGTTCTAATTATGTATATGCTAATCCGTTGAATAATCAACAATATATATACTCTGATAGTACAACACCTACTATTACTAAAGTTGGTATATTTTGTGATTATATATTTTTAGATACAGATGAAAGAAGAAGGTTTGCGCAAGTATCACATGAATATTTAATTGAACAAGTCCAATATTCTAATATATTACCAGTTACATCTGGTCCTAATCAAATAGAAATGCATTTTAATCATCCTGTTAAAGAAATTATATGGGCTTTACAAAGAACTCCTCAACCATCTACAGAAACCTTAGTCAGTCCTTTTGATTTTTGGCAGATTAATACATCAACCGTACCACCTTTATATGATGTTGATTTAACATTAAAAGCACAAATCAAACTCAACTCATTAGATAGATTTAAGAGAAGAGAAGGTACATATTTCCGCTGTGTTCAACCTTATCAATATCATACTGGTGGAGATAGACAAGTCGGCTATATTAGTCCTATTCCTGTTCCATATTATGATTATCTAGTTGAACCATTTGGTGGTTTTTATATATATTCATTTGCTTTAAATCCCGAAGAACATCAACCATCTGGAACCTGTAATTTTAGTCGTATTGATAATTCCATATTATCATTAGATTTAAATACACAAGTCCAAAATATACGTATATGGGCTGTTAATTATAACATATTACGTATTATGAGTGGTATGGGTGGCGTGGCTTATAGTAACTAAAAAAATATAATATATATAGTAATATAATGGCACTTAATACTGATAATGTTAAAAAAGTTAAAGTAGGACTATTATCCGGTTTTACGGGACAAGGTAGTAATGCTATCGCTATCGGTTATAATTCTGGCTATACTAATCAGGGTGATAATTCTATTTCTATAGGTACTAATTCATCTGCTATTAATAGTGATAATTCTATAGTTATTGGAACAAGCGCATCTACTAAATTAGATATATCAAATCAACTAGTTATTGGTTTTGATGCAAGTAATAATTCATATGGTGGTATTTATGGAGCTAATTTAGGTAAAAATAATTTCAAACTTGGTATTAATACAAATAATCCACTATATGATTTAGATGTATCCGGTGAAACTAAATTAAAGTATATACGAGATATAAATGATAGTTTAGGTATTTCTGGACAAGTACTATCTAGTACTACTACCGGTATTCAATGGGTAACTGGTGGAGGCGGTGGTAGTAGCCAATGGACTACATCTGGAAATAATATTTATAATAATAATAGTGGATATGTCGGTATTGGAACCACTACACCCGCTTATGTTTTAGATGTAAATGGTGAAACGCGTATACAAACCACTAATGTCAGATATGGACTTAACTCTGGT